CTTCATCAAATCCTGAAGCGCCTTTAGGACCGACATATAACAGTATTTTACAAACTACTTTAATAATTCCTTCAACAGATTCAACTACTATGGAACAATTTGAAACTGCATTCAATGGTTGGAATGCAACAACTACTTGTCCTTTGGGACCTATAAATTGTTGGAATGCAACCACTGATGTTTTAGTTGATAAAGACCAAACAGTAGGCGAAAATAACCCACTACAATAATGGCATATAGAAATAAATATTGGATAAACTCAGGCGTACTTAAACGTGGTCTTGGCAACCTAGACACAGAAAATAATTTTATTTCTTTAGATAAAGTTGTTTGGGAAATTCTTAAATGTTGTGGTATTGATTGTTGTAATGGAGGATTTTTAGGGTTAGTAGAACCATTTACTTTGCTAATAGCTCCATCAGATGGTCAAACTAAGCTAAATATTATGGATTCTCATGGAAAGGCTGGTGATGATGTTTGCACGTCATATACTACTCAAACAGTAAGTTTTAGCTTAAATTTAACTGCTTGGACTACTCCAGTAACAAATAGTGGAATTAGTATAACTATGTGTGGGTTAAATCTTACAGAAATAACTGACATAACAAATAGTAATGTAACACTTTATTGTAAACGTACTTTAACAGATTGCGGAGGTACAGCTACAAGTATTTTGGCATTAACGGTAGATTTAGTAGCAGGAATAGTTACAGAAGTTAATGGAGTAGCATGTTAAGATAAAAATTTTTAATTAATATAATTAATGGATGGGAGGGAGGGAAATTTAATGAAAAAATATATTTACACCGTATTT